TTACGGCACCTATCCCGACCAACGGCGGGCCTACTTTACGTTGCGGGACATCCAGAAGACGCTGGGCCGGGCCGCACCGGGGGCCGGACTGGAAGGTTCGATCTACGCCGGGCTGGAGAAGTTGACCGGCGACTACCTATCTCGCCAGTGGCGGCGCGACGACGGAGCCATGTTGAAGATCGACCGCTGCCTGATCGACGCCAACTGGGGGCAGTCTACCGACGTGGTGTATCAGTTCTGCCGCCAGAGCGCCCATTCAGCTATCGTCATGCCCAGCCACGGACGGTACGTCGGCGCTTCGAGCGTGCCGTTTTCAGAATACAAGCGCAAGCGCGGCGAGTGTGTGGGCCACCATTGGCGCATCCCCAACGTGATGGGCAAACGCCAGGTACGCCACGTCGTGATCGACACGAACTACTGGAAGAGTTTCATCCACGCCCGGTTAGGCGTGGCGATTGGTGATCCCGGATGCCTGTCGCTTTTCGGGCGCAAACCCGCCGAGCATCAACTGCTGGCCGAGCACATCACCGCCGAGTATCGCGTGCGGACCGAAGCACGTGGCCGGGTCGTGGACGAATGGAAACTCCGCGCTGGCAGTCCAGACAATCACTGGTTCGATTGCCTGGTCGGCTGCGCCGTGGCGGCCTCCATCCAGGGCGCGACACTCTTTGGAACGCAGGTTTCCAGTCGCACATCGCGCAAACGCATGAAACTCTCGGAACTGCAAAGGAGCAGACGGTAGATGGCCGACCGAACTGAAACACGCAAGCCCGTCGAAAAGCGCGGCCTGGAATGCCCACGTTGCGGTTGCGGCCATTTCCGGGTGCTCTACACCCGCAGGGCTTGGGGTGGACGATTACTGCGTCGGCGCGAGTGTCGTCATTGCGGACGGCGGATGACGACCTACGAGACCTGGGCTGGGGGGATTGCCACCCCCTCTGGGTCTGGGCATTAGACCCTTTGTGGAGATTGTTCGACGGGGACGAACAATCGCGGCACATCATCGATTCTGCCTGACCAACTTGATATAGGCTGGCAAAACCCATAGCCAAACCCAGTGTTTCGGCGGATATCGTCAAGTCGTTGTAAGCACAGGCGCGTCTGTCTACTCCTCAAGTTCTACATACGGAACAATCTCCGCCCACCGTACTGATCCCACGCCAGTTTTCGATTTCGCCGGGTAAGTAACTCATGGGCGGCCACAGTTCGGTCGCCCGTAGGAGACTTACGTGGCAGAAGACCTCGACAACACGATCCGCGAGAACGCCGCCGGGCCCAAGCGGGCTTCGGGCGATAGCGGCAGTGTCGAACAGCACTCGCTGAACGACCAGATCGCAGCGGACAAACACCTGGCGAGCAAGGAAGCCGCGACCGCCAAGCGCCTGGGTATCCGCCGGGTCAAACTTTCACCTCCGGGGACAGCGTGATGTGGCCGTTCGGCAAGAGCAAATCTCGCAAGGCCCGTCAGTTCGCCCGGATGATCCGGGCGAAGTACGACGCGGCGGCGACCAATGCCGACAACATCCGGCACTGGGCCAACGCCGACGATCTGTCTGCCGACGCAGCCGCCTCGGCCGACGTGCGTCAGACGCTCCGCAACCGCAGTCGCTATGAGGTAGCGAATAACAGCTACGCCCGTGGGATCGTGCTGACGCTGGCCAACGACTGCGTGGGCACGGGGCCACGTCTCCAACTGCTCACCGGTGACGGCGACACCAACCGGCTCGTCGAGCGTGCCTTTGCCGACTGGGCCAGGGAAGTTCGTCTGGCCGAGAAACTCCGCACGATGCGGATGGCCAAGGCGACCGATGGCGAGGCGTTTGCCGTTCTGACGGCCAATCCGAACCTGGCCTCGCCGATCAAGCTGGACGTGCAACTCGTCGAGGCCGACCGGGTGACCAACCCGGACCTGAGGCTTGCGACCACCAACGCTATCGACGGCATCGAGTTCGACGCGTTCGGAAGCCCCCGCACCTACTTCGTCTTGCGAGATCACCCCGGCACCACGGTCTACACCGCCGGGATTGGCACTTATGACCGCATTCCTGCCGAAGCGATGATCCACTGGTTCCGCGCCGAGCGGCCAGGCCAACATCGCGGTGTCCCGGAGATCACGCCTGCGCTGCCGTTGTTCGCCCAACTGCGCCGTTACACACTGGCGGTGCTGGGAGCAGCGGAGACTGCCGCCGACTTCGCAGCCGTGCTGTTCACCGACGCACCTGCAAGCGGTGAAGCGGCTGCGGTCGAACCGATGGACATCGTTGAACTGGAAAAACGCATGGCCACCGTATTGCCGGACGGTTGGAAACTGGGCCAGATCAAGGCCGAACAACCGGGCACGACCTACAGTGAGTTCAAGCGTGAGCTGCTCAACGAGATCGCCCGCTGTCTGAACATGCCGTTCAACATCGCCGCCGGGAACTCGTCGGGCTACAACTACGCCTCGGGGCGTCTGGATCACCAGACCTACTTCAAATCGATCCGCGTCGAACAGGCAGACTGCGATGCCGTGGTGCTCGACTGCATTCTCACAGCCTGGCTGGGTGAGGCCGAGCTACTGACGGACTTTTCATTCCTTCGCGGCATGGGCGAACTTGCCCACCAGTGGTTCTGGGACGGTACCGAACACGTCGATCCGGCCAAGGAAGCGACGGCGCAAGAGAAGCGACTGAAGAATAACACCACCACGCTGGCGGCCGAGTATGCCCGTCAGGGCAAGGATTGGGAGACCGAGCTGCGCCAGCGTGCCAAGGAAAAGCAACTCATGGATGAACTGGGGCTAAGCGCTGCCGAGGCAACTCCACGCACCCAGCAGGAGAACGACACGGATGTCGAAGAGCAACGACAAGCAGCCTGACTTCGTAACGATGCGCGGACCGCTGACGGTCGAGGCGGCGGATGGCGAAAAGAATCTCCCGCACTTTCGCATGGTCGCCTACACCGGCGGCCTGATGCGGATCGCGGGTTTTCCGCACCCGGTTGTCGTTGATCTGGCGGGATTGGAGATTCCTTCGCAGAACCTGCCGATCCGCTTGGATCACGAGCGCCGCCAGGGCGTCGGCCATACCCAGCGCGTGGCCGTCGAAAACGGTCAGCTCATCGCTGAGGGACTGATCAGTCGCGACACCTCGTGGGCGCGTGATGTCGCCAAGAGCGGCATCAACGGTTTTCCCTGGCAGGCGAGCATCGGAGCAGCCGTGCTCCAAGCTGAACTCGTGCTCCACGGCCATCAGGTCGAGGCCAATGGCCAAACGTTCGAAGGGCCGGTGCACGTGGTGCACCGAGCGATCTTGAAGGAAATCAGTTTCGTCGACAGTGGGGCCGACACCGAAACCTCGGCCCGCATCGCAGCCAAAGATAAGGAGCAACAAGTCATGGAAGACAAGCAAGTCACAGGCGCTTCGACCACCGAAAGCAGCAACGAAGACACCAAGGACACTGGCCAGGACACGCAACACGCGGATGGCAACTCGGACAGCGGCAGTGAAACGGTCCAGGCGTCGGCCGAGGGGGCCGCACAGCAAGCCGTGGAGCAAGCGAACATTCAGGCTGCGGCGACCGACGGCATGGAGGCTGTCGATCCCGTGGCCGAGATGCGTGCCGCCGCCGGCGCGGAGGCCAAACGGATCGCTGCGATCCGCAAGCTCTGCGATGGGCACTCCGATTGCGCCGACATCGCCGACATCGAAGCCAAGGCCATCGCCGAGGGATGGGACCAGACCAAGTGCGAACTGGAAGTCCTGCGCGCATCACGTCCCAAAGCCCCGGCCGTCAACGTCCCCCAGCATCCGACCGCGCCGCAGGTCTTCGAAGCCGTCGGTTTGATGGCGGCCGGAACTCCGATCGCAACGCTGGAGTCGGCCTACGGCGAGCAAACGCTCGAAGCGGCCGACAAACTGCGCGGCGTCGGCATCCAGGAGTTCTGCGAACTGGCCTGCGGCCGGCAGTTGCCCCGGTTCCGCCGGGACGCCACCGGCTGGCTCGAAGCGGCCTTCAGCACGGCTTCTCTGCCCGGCATCCTCTCCAACATCGCCAACAAGATGCTGCTGGAGGGCTACAACTACGTCGAGGACGCTTGGCGGCGAATCTGCAAGATCGCGTCAGTGAACGACTTCAAGGAGCACAGCCGTTACCGCATGACCGGCAGCTTCAAGTTCCAAGAGGTCGGCCCCGACGGCGAGCTCAAGCACGGCAAGCTCGACGAGCAGAAGTACGGCCAGAAGGCCGACACGCACGGGATCATGTTCGCCCTGACCCGCCAGATGATCATCAACGACGACATGGGGGCCTTCACCGACATCCCGCGCCAGATCGGCATGGGTGCGGCCGAGGCCATCGCCGATGCGGTCTGGGGCCTGTGGCTGGGCAATCCCGTCCAGTCGGACGGCAAGGCATTCTTCTCGACCGACCACAAGAACTACCTGACCGGGGCGGACACCGCGCTATCGGTCGATGGATTGACCCAGGCGGAAGTGACCTTCGGCGAGCAGGTCAAGCCCAACGGTCGGCCGCTGGGCATCCCGGCGTCTCTGCTGCTGGTTCCCACGGCGCTGAAGGTGCCCGCCGAGTTGCTGATGACCGCCTTGACGCTCAACGAAACCACGACCGCCAACAAACCCAAACCGGCGTCCAATCCGCACACGGGCAAGTTCGACGTGGTCAGCTCGGTCTATCTGTCCAACCCCAGCTTCACCGGGGCCAGTAGCAAGGCATGGTATCTGCTGGCCGATCCGAATCGGCTGCCCGCTCTGGAGGTGGCGTTCCTCAATGGGATCGATCGGCCGACGGTGGAGAAGACCGACGCGGACTTCAACACGCTCGGCATCCAGTTCCGGGGCTACATCGACTTCGGCGTCCGAGAGCAGGATTACCGGGGCGCTTTGAAGTGCAAGGGAGAAGCGTAAGCGGCGTAGCGGACAACCACAACAAGACAGGAGATTTGACTGATGGCAACAGCAACATTCGTTCACGACGGTAACACAATCGACTACACGCCCGCCGCTGATGTGGCGGCCGGTGACGTAGTGGTTCAGCAGAATCTGGTCGGTATTGCCAAGCTGGATATCCCGGCTGACACGCTGGGTGCTCTGGCGGTGACGGGTGTGTTCGACTTCCCCTGCGATCCCGGCGACACCGATGTTCCTGCGGGCGTCCCCTTCAACTGGGATGCCGGCAACGGTTACGCGACGACCCAGGCGGGCGGTGCGCCGCTGGGCAAGAGCGTGGCAGCCACCGGCAACCCGGCGACGACCGTTCGCGTACGGCTGAGCCAGTAAGGGAGAAGCAGCGTGGGTGACCTGTTGAGGCAAGGAGGCCAATGGCTGGAGCAGCAGCGCACAACGCACTGCTCCAGCCAGGTCACCTACCGCCGGGAAGCGGCCGAACTTCAGGTCGACGCCACGTTCGGCCGGACCGAGTACGAGGTCGAGGACGATTACGGCCTCCGCGTCGGGGCGCAGGTAACGGACTTCCTGATCCTGGCCGAGGCGCTTTCGCCTACGTTCGACGAACCGCAAGCGGGCGACCAGATCGTCGCCGACGGCGTGGTGTACGAGGTGATGAACCTGGCCGGCCAGGGCCACTGGCGATGGAGCGATCCGTACCGTACCACGATGCGGATTCACACGAAGCAAGTGAGCACCGAATGAGCGAATGCGATCCATTCGAACAATGCCAGAAGCACTGGGAATCGATCCACCGGAAGTTGGATCGGCTGGACGAGGCGATTCGTGGCAACGGCAAACCGGGCATTCTGATTCGCCTGGACCGGCTGGAACAGGATGCCCGACGCCAGGGAAAGCTCCTCTGGCTGATCGTCGGGGCAATCGCCACGAGCGTAACGTCCGCCATCGTGGTGTGGATCACGGGATAGCGGCGTCCGCAGAAAACAATATGACGAGGTAAGGCAATGGCCAAACGCTGGATCAATTCGATGGATGTGGAGGTGGGCGAGAACGGCGCGCCGCTGTTCGACGTGGCGGGCTGCTCATCTTTCGTCGGCGAAACGAAAACCGCCGCATCCACCTCGACGCCGGAACCGCTGGTTGCAGTTTCGACGCCGTGCAGGTTCGTCTGGATCGGTGCTCGTGTCGACAGTGACGGCAATCCGCAGAACACCAAGCCGTGCTTCGTTGGCGATGCGGCCAATCAGAACATTCCGATCCTGCCCAGCAATTATGAAGGCGTGGTCATTCGTATAGACGACGCCAGCAAGGTCTTCGTCAAGGTCGGCGTGAACAACGAGGGCGTCGTGTATCGCGTCTTCGCATAGGAGCAATTGTGGCACTATTCATCAGCGTACAATCCGGCAACTGGCATGACCCGACGACATGGGATGTGGGATCGGTTCCCAACCTGGGCGTGGACGATGTGATCATCGTTGATGGACA